CAATGAAATGTTGTATCTCAAAAGCTCAATGCAAGGTTTAAATTCAACTGTCATTGTCATCAATTCACATTTTCAGAAAAATTAATATCATTCATAACAATATTTGGATTTATTGTTTTTTGATATACTCACGTTTTATCATATATTTTTATATCGTATCTATTCATTACAAGAAGAACTTTTTATAAATAAAAGTCATATCGTAATTTGCCAAAGCTCATGAATTCAGATTTATTTCAATGTGGTTTAATCATGGTTCAATCACTGGGAATGGTCAATCATATGGAATTACATCACCATTCAATTTTACAAGTTTTGTTTCTCAATCAATTATTATAAAATCTCATGGTAACAATTCTTGCGAAACGGTGAAAATATATCAGTTCATATCAATACTGAATGAATTTAAACCGCTTTCTGCTTTCACGATTAAGTAAATTGTTGGGTAACAGTTCACCTTTCACGTGTAATTTATTTCTGTTGCATAATTACCACTGATTCAAGGGTATGTGTTTGTAATACTTGTTAAATTGAATGCCAAAGGATTCACGCAATTGAAAGATAATGTTACATCTTGCAAGAAATTTACATTATAATTTTGTCTTCCGAATCTCAATCATGTCAAAGTTGCTTCCCGTCTCCTTACAAGTCAATTAATAATGATGTCCAAATATCATTGTGTTTTACTTGTTTGAAACTTTAATTCATCAATCAAATCGTTTAATCATTCTCACGTTGGTGCTGATAAACTCATTGTGATATTGATTGTTTTTGTTCTGTAATACTTACTCAAAGCGTTTCATCAATCTGCTCTTGGGTAATCGTATGTTTCAAAAGCAATGCTTCACAAATCATCATGATCTGAATTTATTACACGCCTTGTTGTTCAATTGTGTAAATTGTATCAATTGAAAATAAACATTCAACTATCTGCACCTTTTCATGATTTCTTTTTAGGTGAACTTCATAATAAACCGCTGTTAAGTAATATATCGTCCATTGTGTTTTAATACTTTGATGTAAATTTTTATGCAATTCAGAAATTCTTTTCAAGTTTTACTTGTCTGATCATTTCTTTTGCAAGTTCTTGAATATCATTATCATTTCTTACACTTACTCATGAAATATTTATCGTTATTCAATTGTTATTTGTGATTTCATTGTTTGGTATTATCTTTCATGAAGTATTCGGAACAAAAAGCTCTGGTCATTTTTCACCAACCAAATATGTATTTCACATTACAACTGGTCATCAACCAGCTTTTTTTCATGAAACCAAACTTTTTAATGAAGCCACCGCACTGTCGTATTTTGATTTTGCACTTGAAACCACACTTTGTGCCGCACTTTTTACACTATTCCATGCGTTTTTGATTCTTTCAACAACTCATTCAATAGCACCAACAAAACTTTCAACCCAACCAAGAACCGTATCAATTCATTCTCTGAATTTTCATTTGATATTTTCCCGCATTGTTCCGAATGCATTTGTTAATGCTGTATCAATATTTTGTGCCATTGTGTTTCAGATTTCTGCCACCGTTTCCCAATCTCATGTGAATAAAGCGATCCAGAATTCAAATCACAATTTTAATGCGTCTCGTAAAGCTGTAAATATTCCAATAACTGAATCTTTAATTGCTGTTACTTTTTCAGTAATCCATGTCCATGCACTTGTTAATTTTTCTGCAATCCAATCAAGCAACGGTCAAAACAAATCTTCTGTTACTTTTTGGATTGTTTCCCATGTGCTTTTTGTCAAATCAACAATTCAATTCCATGCTCATTCTCGATCTCATGAAAAAACTTTCATTAAAATATCGATCGTTTTGAATGCTCATTCAAGGATTCAACCAATAATATCAAGTCAAGCACTAAAAATATTTCAAATTGCGTCCCATAAACCACGCAATATTTCTTTTACAGTTTCTCAATTTTCTTCTCGCCACGCTTGGAATTTTTCAATTCGTGGTTTTACTGTTGCTGAAATTTTATCAATCACTTCTTGCGTTTTTTCTCTAATTCATCAAAAATTCGTTGCCCATGCAACTCATAACGCCGTTACTCATGCAATTATTCGTCAAATTGGTCAACTCAATAATGTAAATGCTGTCGTTAATCATGGTAAAGCCAAAGCCAATCATGAAATCATTGCCGTTAATCATGCAACCGCTGTGATTACAGTAAAAATTGTTGCTGTTAATTTTGGATTCTTTTCAATCCAACCAACAACTTTTTCAATAATTGGTGTAACTGCCTTTAATAATTTGTCAACAACTGGTATTAATGCGTCACCAATTGTATTTTTCATGTTTTCCCACTGTGCGTTTACTCTTGCCAATTTTTCTTGCATTGTTTCTTGCACATCTCATGCTTCTGCAAGTTCTTTTTTTCATTGTGAAACAACTGCATTTACTAATGCTTGTTTCTTTTCTGCTTCTGTTAATTGATCTACTGTTTTTCAAAGTTGCTGTGCATAAAGTTCTTGTGCTTCTGTTTGTTTTATCACAATTCAAAGATTATCAAGAATTTGCACACTTCATCTTCATAATCATGTTACAATATCGTCCAAAGCTTCTTCCATTGTTCTTCACATTGCTTGCCCCTTTAAACGTGCAATTTCCATAATCGTTGACATATCTTCAACATTTGAAACAATTCATAATGAATATGCTTTGTTCGCTTGTGCCATTAATTGTGTATCTGCAACGGTTCACTTTGAAGCTTTTCTCATTGCTTTCAACATTTCATCACTTGCAATTCATGCACTTTGTGATAATCTTTCGAAACTTCTTTGTAAAGGTTCGTTTTCAATTGAAGCACTAATAAAACTTTTTCACAATAAAGCCATTGATCATGCAACTGCCGTTGCTGTAATTCAAATTTGCTTTAATGTTTTTTCGGTGTTTTTTCACCATGAAAATCAATTCTGCAACTTCGTTGCTTGCTGTTCGATTTTCGAAACTCATTTCGAAACATTATCAAGCTCTTTGCTTGCTTGATTATCTGCTGATATTTTAAGTTTTAAATCATATTCTGTGCTTGCCATGTGGATTATTTTTTATGTGATGAAACTTTGGATTTTTGCTTTTCTCTTTCTGCTTGAATATGTTCCCGTTTTCTTTCTTCTTGGATCATTGCAAAGTGTAGATTAAGAACGTGTTCACTTTCATTGTCTAAATCCGACGGCTTGCAATGATATAATTCTTTAATCAATATATAATCACGGTGTTCTTTACTCAATCATTTTCATGAACGTAATGTTTTTGCGAATTGTTCAAGAATTTCTTTACTTCTTACTGGGTATTTTCATTTTTTCCACTTCTTCAAGAACCTTTTCGTAATCTTCAACCGCCAATCAATCAACTTCTTCTGCTGTTAAATTTGTCATTGATGTAATCAAAAAATCATTTGCCTTTTGTCAATTTGCAACTGTGATTTCAATTTCTCACGCTTGCAATTGCTGTGGTGTTGCTTTTAATCAATCGAGAAGAATATCATTGTATTCACGATCAATTTTTCTTGTATAAACGTTTGAAATGGTGATTTCCTTTTCTGCACCGTTAATTGTTACTTTCATGTTTTCCTTGTTTAAGAATTAAAGAAGCCTTGTTTTAAATACGTGCTTACAGATAAACAAGGAAAAACTGCAAGCACGTGATATATTAATATCAAACTGAATCGCTGTTTAATAATAATACTTCAATTGATGTTCCGTCATCATTGCTGTATTGTCCAGTAAATCACATTGTTTGTTTAATGATTTCATCGTTTGAATCTGTTTTTGTCCATTCACTGAATCAAACTTTCATTAAATCAACATAAATTGCTGGGTAAACTCATGTTGCCAAAGCACTTGCATTTGTATTTATTGCGTAGAACCTAACGGCTTTTTTCTCTGAATTTAATACGTAATCACGTAATGTTGTTGATTCGTATACTGCTTCAAAGTCTCATTCAATACCGAATTGTTGATTATAAATATCTGCAATATCTGTACCACCGAAACATTGAACATCTGTTAAATTCTTGTTTATTGCAATTCTGAAATTTTGCATACATTGTTCACTTGCACTGTTCAATGAAGCTTCATCATTTGCAAATTTTACACCTGCCATGCTTGCTGTAAATTCATTTTCAGTTGCATATGCTGGGGTAACGCTTCCTTGTATTGGTTGCATTTGCTTTCACATAAATTCTGCACTGAATTTTACATAATCTGCAACTTCACATGATAATTCCAAATTATTTATCATACAATATGGTGCGTAACTTCCAGCAACTGGATCATCATCATAAAGTGTAAATGTTGGGTGTGTGTTGTTTTGCAATACTTCAAAGAAATGTCCAGCATGTGATTTTGTTGCTGACATTGTCCATGTTCCATTTGTAACACTTCATGAAACATCTTTGTCGAAATAATAATATGTTGTTACTCAATCATTTATTATTTTCTTCAAAGTTGCTCATCATGTTGTAACATCTCATCTTGCTGGTGTTCATCATGTTGGTGTTCCAGTAACTGCGTAAACTTTTGTGTATTTTCACAAAGCACCGAGTAAAAAGAATCACATTGAATAATCTTTTGCAACTCCTTGAATTGTTAAGTTTGAAGAATTCTTTGTTGTAAAAGAATTATAAACTCCGTCGATTACTCCGTATCATGATTCATCTGTTACACTTTCAATGCTTGGGTTTAAAACTCCGCTTTCTTTTGCAATCCATACGCTTGGTGCAACTGCTGTTCATCTTGTTGCTTCTTTACCAAGTCAAATTGCTGATAATCTTCCGATGTATACCATTTTTGTAATTAATTAAATGCTAAAAGTTTTTTATTCTTCATCTTTTCATTCAGATTTTTTCTGAACGATTTCCCTTGCTTTTTCTAATGCTTCAATCATTGTTTTTCATTCAATGATCAATCACCATTTTGGAAATGAATATTTCCTTACACCATTATCGTTCACGATTTTTACGTGTTGTTCGATTTCTGGTTTTTTTTCTTTACATCATTTGCATGCCATGATTTATTGTTTTTTATGATATAAATTATTTTGTCATTGCTGTAAATGAACAATTGACTTCAAACACTCTGAATGGTTCTTGCGTATTTGCAAATCACCAATTATATGTGTATTCACACTTTATCGTGTATCAATCATCATTATTCCAAACAATAGTTTCAATTTCCTTTAATTTCTGAATCACCATATCTGCAACAATTCTCATATTATCTTCAACTTCTGAAAAATTTTTCTGAATTCTATCAATTAATCTTATTTTGTAATTCAATTCTGTTTGATAACTGCAAGAATCAAGATATTTTACATTTCCATTATCTGGGGTAATGATAATTGCTGGTAAATTTATTCAATCTTCAATCTTTATGTCATGGTTATAAACTGCTCAAATTCTTGCCGTTTCTCACGTTGCGATTTCAAGCATTTTATTATATAATGCGTCTCATATTGCCTTGAATGAATATGTTGTTTCTGTCATTTATTTTTTCATATTACTTTGTAAATCTTCCAAAATTATATCATTTATTGTGTCCATATGTTCCGTGAATGCTCTTTTCAAATAGAATGTTGTTTGCGGGTTTTTTCTGTTTGAATATTCTCTTAAACTTGCATAATCCAAAGGTGAACCAACCACCACGAATCATCTATTGATTGAATTGAAATCTTGGTTTAAACTCTTTCTCAATGATCATGTCAAATATGGTGCGTTTTCCTTTGCGTTGTTTGTGATTTCATTTCATACATCAACCAATATAATTTGAACAACTGCATTTACTTTATCGTTCAATCACATCAATTGTTGTATATCTCATTGCAAGTTTAATTTCATTCACTTTCAGACATTATAATTTTGTAAAATTTTCTTTTTGATCCATTCCAGCTTTGTATTGATTTCACAATATATGCTGTTCAATCAACAACAATTTTGTCTCAAACAACATTTCATGAATATTCACAATACAATTTCTTCATTTTATAAACTGTTGCTTCATCAAATCCGTCTGATTGATCCAAAGGTTGCACATTACACGCAAATCTTACTCATTCTGAATCATACGATGAAACTCAATACTGGTTTTTTTGGTATCAATACCTTATTGCTGTTTTATTATATAATATCATGAATGTTTATATTGCTAATGTAAAATTTTTGAATTTATCAAGCATGATTTTAAAACTGAAATATATTTCATCAATTGTTTGGTCTGTTGTTTTTCAACCGTAAACAATTTGTTCATCTCATAATTTATATGATGAAACTCAAATATTTAATTCAGATTTTAATTCATCTGATAATTTTCAACATGCAAGGATCATTTCCATTAATTTCAAATCGTCTGGTAATTCATCTGTTCATTCATTATTTCTATTATATCAAGCTGTGTATTTAATAGTGATAAATCCGAAATCTGAATTTACATCAAGCGATTTAAAAATAATTCTTCTTTGATTTGCAACCATGTAATCAGTTCATTTTGTTCAAGAATAATCTGATCCATTGACTTGCGAAATGCTTTGAACTGGTTTGTTTTTCAAAAATATGTTGTATCAAAATGAATTTGTATACACTTTTCTCAAATCAATTTGTTCTTCATATTCTGCTTGATCGAAACTGTCAACGCCACAAAGATGATTCAATAATTTACACGCACTATTTAATGCAAGTGTTAATTGTGAATCCTTGCTTGTATCTCCGCTATCGATTCATAAATAAGCCTTGAATTGTGATAAACTTGAATACATTGTTTTTATAATATTTTATAAATTATTTCTTTGTTGATTTTTTCGCTGGTTTTTCTTCACTTTCAACCTTTTCATTTTCTTTTACTTCTTCAAAAATGTTTGGGTAATT